GCGGACGTGGCTCGACTGGTTTCCGAACACGACGGTGCACTCGTCGAGCCCGATGAGCGGCGAGTACCGGTTCCCGCATCCGAGCGGCGACGGCACAACGGTCGTGATCGAGATGGAGTTCCGCGCGCTGGACGACGAGCGGCAGATCAAGGACCTGCTCTCGCTGGAGGTGACGATGTGCTGGTTCAACGAAGTTAAGGAGATTTCGCTGGACCTGGTGCAGAACGCGATGAGCCGAACGGACCGCTACCCGAAGGCGGACGCGACGATCGGATACTTCCCGGTGATGGACTTCGGGTCGATCATGGACACGAACCCGTGCGGGGAGGACCACTGGTACTACCGGAAGGCGGAGGTTGAGAGGCCGGCGGACTGGGCGTTCTTCCGGCAGCCTCCGGGCGTGCTGAAGATCGACGACGGGGACGGGCGGTTCCACTACGAGGCGAACCGCGGGCAGGACCCGCGGATCCCGAAGGCGGAGAACGTGGAGAACTACACGTCTGGGTACGGGTACTACACGAAGAAGATCTCGGGTAAGTCGGACGACTGGATCAAGGTCTACCTGATGGGGGAGTACGGGGAGACGAAGAGCGGGAAGCCGGTGTACAAGAACTACTCGGACGCGGTGCACTACCACGACGGGCAGGTCGAGCCGATGTGGGGGCTGCCGCTGTTCCTCGGGACGGACTTCGGGCGGACGCCGTCGACGGTGATCGGGCAGGTGATGCCGGACGGTCAGATCGTGGTCTACGAGGAGCTGTGCTCGAACGGGATGGGTATCCTGGAGTTCTGCGAGAACTTCCTGCGGCCGAAGCTGGTGAACGACTACAAGTTCACGCAGATGTCGGTGACGAACTTCGCGGACCCGGCGGGCGCGAACGGGAACGACATCGACGACCTGAGCTGCATCGAGATGATGAACCGGTGCGGGATTCCGACGGTGCCGTGCCCGGTGCCGAACAACTCGCCGTACCTGCGATGGGCAGCGGTGGACGAGTGCCTGCGGAGGCGGTGCGGGGAGAAGTCGGGTCTGGTGATCTGCCGAAAGTGCCCGATGCTGCGGGCGGGGTTCCTGGGAAAGTACTGCTACGCGAAGCTGAACAAGGCGTCGGACTCGGGCGAGGATCTCTATTCGGACAAGGTGGACAAGACGAACAAGTGGTCGCACCCGCACGACGCGCTGCAGTATCTGGTCTACGGCGCGACGCACCAGGGCGGCGAGGACGCGTTCGACCTCGGGGCGCGCGTGAGCGGCGGGTACCGGGAGATGCGGTTCGGAATGACGCAGGGCTGGGGCGTGACGGCGCCGGCGCAGATCCCGCGGCCAATCAACTCGCGGGCGTCGCGGTATTCGCGCGGCGTCGATCCGTCGCGGTATCCGGTCGGGCCGACGCTGCGGATGGCGGGGTACTGCTGAAAAAATGCGGCGGCACGTGTAGCACCTCCGGCGGCTCTCCGGTAGCGGTGGGCGAGACTCTGCGGCGTGGAAGGGAATCCCGCGAGTCTCTCCGACATGGCCCGGACGGTCGGAATCGAAGTGGGCGGTGCGCCGTCGATGGCGACGCCGCCCGCGGCGGGTTCCCCCGCCGAGGAGCCGGGCGCCCCGCCGGTGGGCGAAGCGAAGACGACGCCGGCGCTCTCGATGCTTGCGGCGCACGTCCGGGTGGTGTTCGAGGAGGCGGCGAACCACCGTCGGGCGACCGGCGTGGACGACCGTCTCGACGAGCTGCTGCGGATGTCGGTCGGGAAGTACTCGACGTGGGAGGAGGCGGAGATCCGCGCGACCGGGGCTCCGCTGGTCTACATCCCGGTGGCGGATAAGAAGCACCGGGCGGGCGCCGCGATGCTCGGGGAGCTTTTCAACAATCCGGGCGACAAGTGCTGGACGCTCGTTCCGACGCCGGACCCGACGGTCCCGAAGTGGGTCCGCGAGCGTGCGACCGCCGAGGTGGTGGCGCCGTTCGTCGAGCTCTGGACGGAGGAGCACGGGGCTCCGCCTCCGAAGGCCGAGGTCTGGCGCGCGGTGCTGAAGCGCGCGGACGAGATCGATTCGGCAAGGCGGGCGTTCGCGCTTCGCGCGGCCCGCGGGATGGAGGAGCGCATCCACGACCAGATGGTCGAGGGCGGCTGGATCGAGGCGCTCAACCGCTACGTGGACGACCTGTGCATCTACGGCACGGCGTTCCTGCGCGGGCCGGAGCCGCGGATGCGGCGCACGGTCGAGTACGCGTCGGACGACGCCGCGCCCGGCGGGAATGTCCGCGTGGTCGAGGACGTCGCGCTTTCGTTCGAGGCGATCTCCCCGTTCGACGTGTATCCGGCGCCGGGGGCCCGCGACGTGAACGACGGCCCGCTCGTGCTGAAGGTGCGCTACCTGCCCGACGAGCTGCGGCTCGCGTCGCGGCTCCCGGAGGCGAAGGGCGGGCGCAAGGGCTGGATCCCGGAGGCCGTCGATTCGATCCTGCGCTCGACGCCGCAGGGTGGCGGGCGCGACTGGCTCGCGGAGACGACGCGCAGCGCCGACCGCGAGTCGCCGGACGGCGCGAAGCAGGACACGTCGGCGCGCAGCGCGTCGGCGGATTGCACGATCGAGGGGCTCGAGTTCTTCGGATCGGTGCGCGGCTCGGAGCTGCTCGGCATCGGGATGCGCGAGCTCACCGACGGCGAGGCGGTCGATCCGGCGGAGTACTACGAGGTCGACGCGATCGTCATCAACGACGTCGTGGTGCACTGCAGGATCGTCGAGCCCGAGATCGGGCGGCCGATCTGCAGGGGCGTCTTCTACCCGAGGAGCGACAGCTACTGGGGCGTCGGGCCGATGGAGAAGTGCAAGGACGCGCAGCGGATGTGCAACGCCGCGGTGCGCTCTCTCGGCGTCAACATGCCGCAGGCGTCCGGCCCGCAGTTCGCGATCACGGACATGGGCCGGCTCGACCCGACGTGCGGGACCGACCTCACGCCGTGGAAGATGTGGCGGTTCGGCCCTCCTCCGTTCGGCCAGGGCGGCAACGCGAACCCGATCCAGATGTTCCAGCCGGCGTCCAACGCGGCGGAGCTGATCAAGGTCGAGGAATACTTCGACAAGCTGTGCGACGAGCTCTCCGGGATCCCGGCCTACACGATGGGCCAGGGGACGGCCGCGGGGGAGATCGGGCGCACGGCGTCCGGCTACTCGATGCTGATGGAGTCCGCCACGCGCGGGTTCAAGCACGCGGTGCACCAGACCGACGTGCTCGTCGTGCGCCGGATGGTGATGATGTGCTACGCGTGGGAGATGCTGCACGGCAAGGACGAGACCGTGAAGGGCGACGTCCGGTGCAACCCCGCGGGTCTCGTCGGGCTCATCAACAAGGAGCAGGACTACAATCGAAAGATGCAATTCCTGCAGCTCACGGCGAACCCGATCGACCAGCAGCTCGTCGGTCTCGCGGGGCGCGCGAAGCTTCTGCGCGAGATCGCGCGGCCGATGGAGATCTCGCTGGACGAGGTGCTCAAGTCGCCGGAGAAGCTCGAGGAGGAGCAGCGGCTCGCCGAACTGCGGCAGAAGATCGCGGTCGCGAACGAGGCGGCCGGCGCGCTCGGGCCGCAGCCCGGCGCGGAGCCCGCACCGGCGGAGGCCGGCGGCGAAGAGGAGTTCCGCGGCGCGTCGGGCGGCCGGCGCGCGACGGTCCCGCAGCCCGGGACCGGCATCACGCCGCAGGCTCGCGGCGCGATGCGCAAGGCCGCGGGCGAACCACGGGCGCGGGCGGCGCAAGGCCTCCGCGCGGCGCAGACGCGGGCGGCCCGCAGGGCCTCCGCGTAACCCACTTTTCCAAGACGAGAGATGATCCTGCAACTTCCGCCAGATGCCGTCCGGATGCTCGCGAACCCCGACCACAAGCCGGTTCGCGACCTGCTCGGCCAGTGGGTCGGCGCGTCGCTGCAGGACACGCTCACGCATCTGCTCTTTCCGGACGGAGACCTCCCTCCCGGCCAGCGCGCCGTGCTGGAGGCCGAAGCCCGGATCCTCATGGGGTTCCAGAACGCGTTCGCGGGCGCTTCCCGCGTCGCGGCGGTCCAAGCCAGGCCGCCGGCCGACGCAAAGGGAAACTCGCCCGGCGGATTCGTCTAGGGACCCCGAAAGCGGCACGGCGGAAATCGGTTCCCTCCGCTCCGCCCGGCCGACGGAACTCGATGGCAGGCACCATCGCTCCGGCAACCCGAAAGGCACACCGAAATGGACAACCCCAACCCCACCAATCCAACCCAGACTCCTCCCCAGAACCCGACGCCGCAGCCCCCGGCCCCCGCCACCGTGCAGGACCTCGCCGCGACGCTCGGCGTCTCCCCGTCCGCCAAGACCGATCCCGCCGACGAGCAGCGCATCCGCGTGAACGACGGCCGGCTCAAGAAGGCGAACGAAGAGCTCGCGGCACGCGATGCTCGGATCAAGGAACTCGAAGCCCAGCTCGCGAAGGCGAACGCTGGCAAGCCGGCGTTCGACGCGGCGGCCGTGAAGAAGCTCGCGGCCAACCCCGACGATGTCGGAGACGAGTTCGCGGACGTGACCGCGAAGGGCCTCAACGCCCTGCGCGAGACCGTCCGGCAGGAGACGAAGGCGGAGTTCGACGCGATGCGCGCCGAGATGGCCGCCGCGAAGGAGGCGTCTGCGAACGCCGTGGCGAAGGCGACGATGGAGCGCACGCTCCGCGCCGTCGAGAGCACGGCTCCGGGACTCGTCGCGCGCATCGCGCGCGGCGACCTGGCGGAGAAGTGGGAGGGCTTCCTCGACACCCCGGACTCGTTCTCGGGCGTCACGCTGCGCGACATCCTGAAGGGTGCCGTGGCGGGCGGCCGCGACGAGGCGGTGCAGGAGGTCTACAAGCGGTTCGTCAAGGAGGCGGGCCTCGGCGGGCAATACGGCGGGACCCCGACGGCCCTGCCGCGCGGCGCGTCATCGTTCGACGCCCGCGCCGTCGCCGCAGGCGGGAACAAGCCGGTCTACGAGTCGCGCGAGCAGCTGGAGGCGGAATACCTCCGGCTCGCGCAGGCCCGCGGCGTCCCCGACGGCGAGCGGCGGCAGAAGATGGACGAAATCAAGTCCGCCATCGCGGAACACCGCTACGTGAAGTAGCGTCGCGGGCGGACGCATCCCGAAAGGGACATCCACCATGATCGCAGACGTCAGTCTCGTTCCCCAGTCCGTGCTCGACCAGTGGTCGCCGATCGTCTACGGCGCCGACCTCTGGGAGTACGCCCGGGAGAACACCATCCGCAAGAACCTCTGCAACTCCGACTTCGCGGGCGAGATCAAGGGCTACGGCTCCAAGCTCGTCATCCGCAAGAAGCCGGCGGTGCAGACCCACAAGTTCGTCGCCAACGCGCCGTTCATCCCGCAGAAGCTCACGGCCGACTCCATCGAGGTCACCGTGGGCCGCGGCCGCACGTGGGCCGTCACCATCTCCGAGTGGGAGGAAATGACCTCCGACATCAAGGGGTGGCAGTCCATCGTGACCCAGGAGGGCGGCAAGCAGCTCGACGAGGACGAGGAGATCGAGTTCTTCCAGTCCATCGCCGCGTTCGGCAACCCCGAGAACCAGGGCCACGGCGCCGGCCTCCGCAACGGCATCTACGAGCTCGGCACCGCCGACCTCCCGCTGCTCGTGACGCGCGCCGACGCCGACTTCGTCGCGGCGGGCGATACGTCCGTCGCCGACCCGGTCGTCGGCTCGCAGGGCGCCGCCCTGCTCCTGTGCGACATCGACGCGATGATGAGCGAGCAGCCCGGCTTCGGCCAGCAGCAGCCCTTCGCCGTCATCCCGCCGGCGTTCGCCAACCTCGTGCGCAAGAGCGAGCACTTCTCGCGCCTCGCGCACGCGGAGACGGACGGCTGGGCGCTCCGCAAGGGGCTCAAGGCCATCGGCATGATCGGCGGCCTCACGCTGTACCAGTCCAACCTCCTCTACACGTTCAAGCAGGCCGGCGGCCGCCGCACGGTCTTCGACATCGTGTTCGGGGACAAGCGGGCCATCACCTACGCGGACATCGTGTCCCGCATCGACGTGAAGGTCCCGCAGGACGTGATCGGCGTCAAGCACATCGTCGCGACCCACATCTACGACTGGTTCTGCCCGCGGCCCGAGTATCTCGGCCACGCGCTCGTGACCATCGGGGCCGCCGCGTAACCGACGAAAACGAAAGGAAACCGACAATGGCTACCATCGACTGGAACAAGCGCGCCGACGCCACCCCCGCCATCCAGGGCGGGCTCGACGGCGGCACCAACCACATCGGCCACGGCGTCCCCGGCTTCTTCAAGCTCTCGGACCTCCCGGCCTCCGGAACGTCCGGTCCCAAGCTGAAGCTCCCGAAGGGCTTCATGCCGACGTACTGGGCGATCTACCTGTGGGAGAACAGGCTCAAGGACGGCGTCTCCAAGACGCTCTCGATCGCCGGGTCCAACCCGACGATCTCCGGCAGCGGCGTCGTCGCGGGCGACCTCGACGGCTCCGACTCGGACTCCGACGCCGATCCCGCCACCGCCACCAAGCCCGGCCTGCTCGCGATGGGCAAGGTCGCGGAACCGGCGGTCGTCGCGACGGACGAGAACTTCGTCGTCCCGAAGGTCAACGCCGTCGTCGATCCGGCGACGGACGGCGACGCGCTCGTGCTGATCGTCGTCGGCGGCGAGGTCGTCGACCGCTCGAAGGTCTACCTCTGGTAGGCGCTCCGCGTCCCTCCCGGCGGCGCGGGCCGCCGCCGGGAGGGGCTTCTTCCGCAACCGGCCCGGCAAAACCGACCCAGAAATGAAATACCTCCTCCACAAGACCAACCACCGCGTCCTGCCAGCCAATCCGGAACTTCTCGCAATGGCGTCGAAGCCGGATTCCGAGTTCCTCGTGATCGAGGAGGCGGACGCGCTTCCGATCCTCCGCGATCGCAGCGGCGCGAAGGTCCGCGAATTCTTCCAGCGCCGCCGCCTCGAAGAGGCGCAGCGTCTCCTCGCGATCGCGCAGGGCGACGTGTCCGCTGCGGAGGCCGCGGCTCCCGCCGCGCCCCGTCCGTCCGCCGCCGAACAGGCCGCCGCAACCGCGCAGGCGTGGGCCGAGGGCAAGTCCGCCAAGCTGACCGACGCGGAGGTCTCCATGTCCTTGCGCGACGCCGGCCCGACTGCGCAGGCCTCCTCGGCGACGCCCGAGCAGATCGCCAAGCTTCCCAAGATCGAGCCCGCGGCCGATCCCGCCCCGGCGCCTGCGCCGGCCCC